CCACCTCCTTCATCACCTCCGCCACCACTTCCGCCACCTCCACCACCCCCTCCACCTCCACCACCATTATCTCCTCCACCACCACCACCTCTTCCACCTCCGCCACCACCTCCGCCACCACCTCCTCCACCACCTCCGCTACCTCCTGAGATTACGATTGATGGTTCTATAGATGTTGTTATTTGTATAGATACTAGTTTTAAGCACCCGTTGAATAACTGGACACTATTTAAAGATGAGTTATATAAATTTATTTATGATACTAATAATAGAGGAGATTTTGCTAACAATAAAGTAAGAATTGGTATTACTACTAACTTTGATGAATATCCTCTGACATCAAGCTATAATACTCTTTTATCAAATTTAAATAGTATTACTTTTGATTCTCCGCCTCCTCCTTTTCCTCCTCCTCCGCCTGGCGTTGAACCTCCTAAGTTTTATACGTTTCGCTTAAAGCACCAACTACTAAAAGCAAAAACACAATTAAATAATTCAAAGATTTGTGATAAATTAATCATTGTCGCTATTCCTGCTTTTAGCACAGACATTGTAAGAGAATCAGAAGCTATTGCTGAAGCAAAAGCGATTAATAAGTTAACAGTAAATGATGGAACATCTTACTATCCATATAGTATTAAGATGATTAGTGCATATAGTCCTTTAAGTAAATATCCAAAAATACCATCAGATAATACTAAATTACAAATCGTATACGACGACTCTGCAGCAAAAAATAGCGGAGCTACGTGGTTAGAATATGAAAATTTATGGAACTATAATACTACTGTTGGCATGTATACAGTAGTTCCCACTTTAAGATATTTTATGGCAAATATGGCGTCAATATCGCCAACTCCTACTCCAACACCTACTCCTACAGCAACGCCTATAGTTTTACCAGAAGGAATACCTAATAATATAGCAGGGTGTAACGGTGAAGCATTTTTTGTAGAGTGTCTTCCTACAGAAATAGCTGTTGGTAATTCTACAGATGATAATGCTAATGTTTGGACGCCTACCAATATCACACTTAAAAAAGGCGACACAATCAGAGTATCCTCTAGAGGATGTATATGTTCAGAAAGTGTTGCTTTACAGAGTATTGATAATCAAGATTTACAATTAGACGACGAAACACTAGTTCTTACAGAAGATGCTGATAGCTTATGTTCAGATTTCACAGGAGTACCAGGATCTAATCTTAATAGATTGTATGGCACAATTTTGCCAGATGGTGTTCAGCCTAGTATTACTAATCAATTTGATATTGATCTTGGACCAAATATTGCAGGTGGGACAGCAGTAACTAAGATTGCTAAACCTGGAACCGGTAAATTGTGGTTACTACCTTATGCCCCAAGTTATAATAACACCAATACTTACAAGTTCTGTCTTTCCATTTATGTAGATGCTTTTTTTGCTACTCCAACAGCCACGCCAACGATTACGCCCACACCTACTGTCACTCCTAGTATTACTCCAACAATATCATTAACTCCATCTATTACTCCTTCTAATAGTCCAACCGCAACTGTCACGCCTACTGTAACACCTACTCTTACCATTAGTAATACTCCAACTAATACTCCTACACCTACCATACCTGGTTGTAATTTGGCTCTATCTTCTTTGACATTAAACGATAGTAGCATGTCTATTATGGATGAGGGTCAAGGACACATATATGTTGCTGATGGTTATGATGGAATTAAAGTAGTTAAAAATCATGGTAGTAGTTTGGAGCTGGTAAAATATATTAATAAGGGCCAGAATATAGATAAAATAGCAGCTGATTTTAGTTTAAGAAATATATATGCTGCTTATGACAAACAGGTTGATGTTATATCTATATCTACTCCTGATACGGCTTCTGTATCTACTAGTATAGATCTTTCATCTGTGCTTACTGGAGGCACGGATAAGATTACAGATATAAAAGTTTTAGACTCTAATAATACTGCTTATGTTATTTCTAAATTAGGAGTATTTGTTGCCATTAATCTTGCTACAAATGCCATTATCAATAGTGCTACTTTAGTTAGTGGTGTTGATTATGACTTCAACTCATTAGATATAGCGACTTATCCTAATTATGATTATGTATATGTTGCATTAAGAAATTCTACTAGTGGTATGATTTATAGAGTAGAAGTAGACACACTTACAGTAAGCAATATTACTTCTGTAGCAATATTAGGCTCTAGTGCTACGTATGGTTATGTGTTTCCTAAGTCTATAGCGGTTGTTGGCAATTATGCTTATTTAGCTATTACTACAGGTAATGTAATTATATTTAAATTAGATCCTTTTACACTCATGTCTAGCCTTGAACTTAAGACAGCCGGAACTGCTGTTAACATTACTAAGTCTTGGGAAGATCAATATCTATTTATTGCAGATTCCCAGCAAGGGTATACTATAGCTAATATAACAGATGTTGACAATATTCATCTTAATTCTATAGATAATTACAACACAGTTTATAATGTTGATATGGCTTCTGATGCTACTAAATTAGTGTTATCACAAGGATACAGAGGTATTACTGTAGTGAAAAGTTGTGTTGGTAATTTTAGACCAACCCCAACTCCAACTCCAACAGCAACTATAACAGCTACTCCTACATCTACTCCTACAACAACCAGTACTGTTACTCCTACAGTCACGCCTACGATTACGGCAACCTCTACAGTCACTCCAACTGTCACGCCTACAATATCTTTGACACCATCTAATACTCCTACAAATACTGTTACTCCTACTATACCAACAACATTAACGCCAACCCCAACTAATACTCCTACTTCATCACCAACCCCAACTTTAACAGTAACTTCAAGTGTTACGCCTACTATTACTGCTACTAACACACCAACACCGACATTAACACCCACATATACAACAACACCTACTGTTACTCAATCAGCAACGCCCACAGCAACAGCAACGGTAACAGCGACTCCTACTAACACCCCAACACCAACTGTAACTTTTGTTAATAGAACAAATAGAGCGAATTATAACAATTCAGCTTCTTGGGGTTCTCTTCTTACTAGGGTTACTACAGTAGGCACCAATGGCAGCCCTAGTTACTATGGTGCTTATGATTTTTCTGGACTGCTTTATGAATGGTTGGACGATGTGCCTGCTTCATCATACAAGTGGGTGAGAGGTGGAGCATATTCATCTGCTTTATTCTATATTAGTAAAGCATTTAGAAGTATACAAAGTCCTGTAGGGCATTCACAGTATACCGGATTCAGAGTATCTGCTAAAACCACATCATCAGATTTAATAGATTTTGTTACCGTATCTAATGTAGACAATGCCAATGATAGCACAGGATTTGGTGCTGTTTCTTATGAATATAAAATTGGTAAATATAAAATTACTAATGGTCAGTATGTAGATTTTCTTAATTCTGTCGCTACTACAGACCTTTACGGTCTTTATCGTACATATATGGGTACAGAACCCGATGGTGGGATAACTAGACACGGATCATCAGGTAGTTATGTCTATACGTACAGAAATTACATGCAAGACAAACCAGTAAATCATGTCAATTGGTTTGACTGTGCCAGATATTGTAATTGGTTACATAATGGTCAACCAATAGGTTCGCAAATTAGTTCCACTACTGAAGATGGAGCATATACATTAAATGGTGCTACTGCTGGCATAATAGATAAAAATACAGATGCTAAATACTATATACCAACAGAAGACGAATTTGTAAAAGCCGCATACTACGATCCAAATACTGCAACATATTATGATTATGGTACGCAATCAAACACCGGACCTACTGCTGTTTCAGCTAGTTCTGATGGTGATGGACTATTTTAAGAATTAGGATGTAAAATATGGTATATAATAAACTTGAATTACCTGATTCAACAGCTGAGATACAATCTAGTGCTCCGCGAGACCCTAATGTTATAATAGAATTTAATGGTAGTGGTATACATAAAATTACAGGACCAACTCCACAATTTACATTTAGCACGACCTATAACAGATCTGCTGTAGGACAATTAGACAGTGTTGATAGAAAAATTACATTAGAAGGTCAAATAGTAAGGTCTGCAAATCCCGCATTTTCATTTCCTGTAGTACCAAATGAATCGGGTGTAAAAGGATTAACAGGAGCACACGAAGCATTAAAAGCTTTATTTTCAGAATGTAGTGCTGGTACTCTTGCTATGTATTGTGACGGAACACAATTTTTTGAAAAACATAATGTTAGAGTAGATAGTATAGAATTTAATAGTAGTGATAATAATTTTATACAAGTTGCTGAATATACTGTTAATCTTAGTTTTTTTGAAGCCGGTACGCATGGATATGCTGTTAGAAATACGACAGACGAATGGAACATAGAACCTTTAGAAGATTACGTTCATCAAAATTTTATTATAAAAGAAGCAGGTGCTGGTGGAGAATTGCACAATCCTCCAAGAAATCCTTTTGGGGACGGGAGATTCAATCCAGTAGAGAATACAAATATTAATTTCTCATCTATGCCTAGATATAAAATCTCTAGAAAATTATCTGCTGTTGGTTTACCCAATACCGGAGTTGGTAGTGGGTGTACAGATGTGGGTGTCAATACATCATTTTTAGAAGCTAAAGGTTGGGTGGAATCAAAATTAGTTACTGCTTTTAATGGATCAACAAACAATAGCTCTATTTTAAATAGTGGACTACCGTTTTTTATGGATTCTCCTGACTATACTACTATGGGTCCTACATTCTTATACAATCATGTAAGAACTACTAATTTTAGTATTTCTGAAGGTTTATATGCTGTGAACGAAACATGGTTAGCGATGCCAACAGGAGTGAGGTTTTTAGAAAACTATGATATTGATGTTTCTACAGATGCAAGTTTTATTAAAACCGTTAGTGTTAAAGGAGAAGTTCAAGGTCTTTATTTGAAAGAAATGACTGCTTTAACTGGACAAAATTTAACTCCTGACAGTACTGGTCTTATTGCAGTTGACAATGAGAACACCGAACGTGCTGTTCTAAATGATCAATCAGCTACTTCTTTTAGTGTTAATGGGGTTTTAGTCGGACAAACTAGCAACAAAGCTGAATTATCAAAAAATAAATTTGAAAATGCACTCAGTGGCTATATGGATCATGTTAAACCATTCTTATATCAAAGAGCTAATATAGGATTAAATAATAGATATTATAATGAATATTGGTTAGATGAAACTACTAGCGCAGTACCTGATACGATCCGCAAGGATCCTATTCCCGGTTCGGCTCCACAAATCAGAAATCCAATTTATGTTAAAGAACAACCATTAAATGTTATTCCAATTAGTACAAGCGAAGCTCATAATGTACAAAAGGGTAGTATTAGTTATAATTTTCAATACGATAATAAAAGAAATATTTGTACTGGTGTATTAAGTTCTAACGTAACTGTAGAAACTAGTTTTCCTACAGATGTGTTTGCGGAAGCTTTTGTTTTAGGAAGAGCTCTTGGTCCAGTTTTGCAGGATTTGGGAACGGTAACTTCTGCCAAAAAAACTATAGGCATAGAAGTTAAAGTTATACCCCCACAAAACATTGATGGGTATAGTATGAAAAACCCCTCGTGTCCTTTGTTTGTAGATGGTAATATATATCAAACCATTATTGGTATTGCTAATTCTCTTAAACCTTATGGAGATCAAACCACACTATTGGGATATAAAGAGAATAACGTAAATCAAAAAGGACAAGTTTACAAATCAACAGATTCAGAAAATTGGAATCCTATAGATGGTTCTTACAGCATACAACTATCTTATACGTACCAGCCTTGTAATATTAGTCAATCATTTAGGACTTAGGAATGCATAAATGCCAACACAGCCTTGTAGTATTTTTGATAAAAAGATAGCACAAACACTATTTCTGGGTGCTAGTGTTGCTAATTTTAATACTAGTCTAGGTTGGGGAGATCAGTCCTCACAGCTAACAGTTAACCTAATAGAAGATAAAGCATCTGGTTTTTGTAATGATGTTGGCGCACCATTATTCTCACAGTTTCCTAATTCAAGAAGTGTTAACCCAAATCATTATCATGATTGTGTTGGTGATGATTGTTATATGTTGGCTGATGGTAGTCCTTTTGATTCTAGTAAGCATGACTATACTAATAGACAATTATTGGGTAAAGTCTTTTATCAATTTTATGACAATCCTCCTGTAACTCCATTAACAGGAAAAACAAATGCTGTATTATCACAATATTGGACATTACCAGATCCAGGCTTTATGGGGTCTGAGACAGCCATTAATTTAGATGGCACTACATTACCTAATTATGACCCTAGCGCCGGAAGCCTTAATGCTGGTTATGATATTATTAATTGTCCCGTATATTTCCGTGTAGGAGATTTTAGTTTTGGTGGCTTGGTACAGTCCTGGAGTGTGTCACAGTCTAATTCTGGAGAAACAATTACTGTTAATATTGAAGATTTAAAATCTTTGTTATCTGAATGTTACATCATTTTGGGTAAATTTTCTGGAGCCGTATTTAGTAAAGCCAAGACTACCGGCGATAATTTTTATGGTAAGCCACACAATTGGGTCGGTGATGATGTGGATTATTTAGGGAGACTTTACAATGGTAATATTCCTAATGTATTTAATGTATATGGTTTCTTAGAGTCTTTTGGAGTAGGTAGTTTCGGTGCTGCCAATTTAAATCAAAATGGTATTTCCGTTAATAAGGTTGTTGATGCTCTAAGTGTACTAACGGGTAATGTAGATACAGCATCGAGCATATTTAATCCTGCTCAAGCTGGTTTTGCACAAAAAAGTGCATTTTCTCCTTTTGGTAGAATATTAGCTAAAACTCCGCAAACATATAGTACTTACAGGAATATTACTAGTGGTTTTGGTAGATTTGGTATAGTTCCACCAACGGCTTCTTTAGCCGATGGTGTAGATAGATCAGAATTTGTCTTGGATCTTAGTGAAATACCAAGACTACCAGATGATTTTAGAATCGCAGAACCAGTAATGAGTATTACAGATCTTATTACTAGGATATCTGATGAAGCTGGATTTGATTTTTTGATAGATTATAATCCTATAACTTACAATAGTAAAATTACTAATGTTATTAAAGTCAAGGTAGTATCTAGAAATAGTCAGCCAGTACCTAATCAGATAAGCAATACTGTTAAAAGACTTGCTTGTGATGGTTTTCAAATTTCCTCTAATACTATAGGTAAAGAAAAAAATAATACGAATTTAAAAAGTGTTATTATTGGAGGTAATCAAAAAAGATTACTACAAATTAAATCTAATAGACTAGCCTATACTCAAGCACATTTAGTTTTTAATTCAACTACTCAAGAATTTGTTAATTACGATACATTAGGTAATGATTTTGGAATAAAAAGTAAATTCCATCATGGAAAATATAGATTTCCTTCTGCATTTTCTACTAATAATATAGGTTTGTCTAAACAGGTTAATCCAAACCAAAGTACTAGGTATGATGCTGAAGATGCATTTACTGATGCTGTTACTGGTGCTGATGAAGGTGATGCCGATACTATATACAATGATGCTATGCTTGGTGGCGCTGAACCTAATCCTACCCAAGGAAATTATTGGAAAAGCGTAAACATAGATCAGAGAGACCCTATTAGCGTAAATAATCCAGGTTCAGCAGAAGAGTTTGCTGTCGGTAATCAGTTTAGATGGTTTCCTTTGTTTAAGGATGCTATTTGTCCGTTCTTTGGTTATATTAGGGAAGAAGAACTTAAGGTAGATACTGAAGATAAAAATACAGACTTTAGAATTCCAAGACCAGTATATCTAGATACTTGGACAGGTCAGTTGGCTGTGATCATTCGTTTGTTTGAATTGCCAGAAATAAGTGTTTCTTTATCTGCGAATATTGTATTAGATGGTGAGCCATGTATTATAATTTCTGAAAGTGAAATTAGATCTGCTTTGGTAGGTTTTGATAATTTCTTATGTTATTCTTTAGCCAAACAATATCGTCCCGACCTTTTAGAAGCTGTAAGATTAAGTCATAAAGCTTATTACTACGATAAATTAATTGCAGAAGGTACGAACCCTTCAGAAGCTGTAGCCATGGCCAATAAAAAATACGATTGGTTTTGGAGACAAATACATGGCAATATAGCTGGTCCAGACGGCCAACCGATAGAGTTAGCTCCTGCAAAAAATGATGGTTCTGCTTATGTAGACGAAAAAGCTTTGCAAGATTTACAAATATTACATCAGTTTATTAATACCATTGCTGGATATTATGGCAAGCAGTATATGGTATCTTTACCTAATTTACATTCATATAGAGATCAGCAGTTTGCTGATATTACTTTACCTTCTAACTATGGAGATGTTGTTGTCTTCCAAGGTGGAGGAGAATTATTTTATAATTATGAGCCAACCGATGCTGCTTGGGAAGAACCGGGTAACGCTTTAGATAATACTATTTCTATAGGCGGAGATAGTTATTATGCTTTAGCAGAAAAAGACGGTAAAATAGGTCCTGTTTTAGGATATAATTCTAATAAATATTTTGATTATACTAAAAAAGAAATGTGTAGGTTTGCTCAATCTGTATTTAATCAAAACAGGGCTGATTTAAGTGATCAAAAAATCAACCCTGCTTGGAGTTATGATATATTTGATGAACTATTAACAATGAAAGATCAGCAATGTCCTGATAATGGTTTTATTTTTAACAGCATTAATTTAGCAAGTTTGCCCGCCACTGACTATATTAATGTTTCAGCAGGTGGCAGCGCTAGGGATGCATTTAATAAGACTATGTCGGGTACTCCTTTAAACAAATGCTATTTAAAAGCACAAGCCAATCCTCAAATAACATATCTTGATCCTAAAAGCTTTTATTTTCCTAAAGCAATTGTGTCTTCTCCAGGATTAACACTTAATACATCCAGCAGCCAATACAATAAAGATCCTAATCGTACAGTTATTACAAATGTATCTATTGAAGATTTAATTATTTATCTTAAAACAACAAATCCAAGATACTGGGATTATGAATTTATCGGCTACCAATTATATTATGTTAGTCCTGCTTTTAGAAATCAATTTTATGGCAATTTTGCTGTATCAAGTAATGAATCTGCTACACATGTTGAAATAGCTCCAAAAGCTGCTCATCCATTTTTTGCTGCAATTCCTATAGAATTAAAAAATTATGTTTATGGACCTTGGGCTAATAATGTTTATTTAGATTACTTAAATGATCCTCAGCAAGTTTTTCCTGATGGTGTTACTGTAAAAACTGGAGATGGTTTTCCTCCAACATGTACTGAAGAACCAGCAACAGTCAATGATGCACAAGCAAAAAATATTATAGATAATTTTATTGGCCCTATGAATGTAGAAGTCGATGAGGAATTGGTGCCATGGAACTTTGGTGGTGCTGGATTTATGGATAAGGTTGCTAATCTTAAGGCATATTCAAAATTAAATTACCAAAATATCATAGAAACTGCGCAAATTAAAATGCCAGGTATTCCTATATTTGATTTGGGATCTAGTTTTGATACTACTACTTTTAACAATGCTAAAGTTGATTTTGGTGCATATATTGGCAATGAAGAATACAACTATACAGATGTTAAACTGGTTGGCAATAGTCATTTGTCTGATGATTTTAGAGACAAAGAGATACCTAATACACTATCTCTTCCATATTCATTTGGCGAAGGAGTAAGCCCTAATACGGAAAACTATAGGTATACAACAATAGCATTAGGAACACCAAAAGCTTCACCCAGTACTGTTATTAGCAATATTCAAGTTAATGTCGGGAATGGCGCAGTTGAAACTACATATTCTTTAAGGACATATACTAAGAAACTTTCATTGTTTAATAAAACAGCAATTGATAGAGCAACAAAAGAAGGTAGAGAGCGCATTTCTAGAAATAAACAACTAGCCAGTATATCACAACAAAATAATAATAGTTTAATACAACAATTTAAAACCAGAGAAGATCAAAGAATAAATAATGCTAATAAGAACTTTGATAGTATAGGATTTAGTAGTAAATTATTTGGTTGGAGTCCAACTTCAGTTTTAATTGGTCAAGCTTCCCCATATCTGAAATCGTTAAATACATTTCCTGATTATATACCTCCTAGTTCTGAATATGTATTGCCTGATGAGTTTGGCAGTTTAGGTAGTGAAACCAAAAGATTTACATTACCTAAAGGCGAAGACATTGGAGATAATATTGATACTAAATCAACAAATTTGTTACAAGATACAAATGCTCATATACCAACACTTATGAATGTCAGTAAAATTAGAACTGATGTTGCTATGTATGATATTAAAGAAGTTAGGACACAATTGAATTCTGATTATGGTTTACAATCAGCTATGAGTTTAGATGGGTTACTATCTCCTGTATCATTTTATCCTACTTATAAGCATAGTACTTTTAGCTATAGCAAATATGACATTGATAGTTGTCCTTTCTGTAAAGGTACAAAGAAAATAAAAACAGAATACAAATATTATATGAATGGTTATCAGCAAAAGATTGTAGACTTTATATATTGTGACTATTGCGCAAGAAGAGACGAAAATCTTAAATATAAATTAACAGAAAGTGCTAGCAGTTCATCTTCAGAAATTTTGCCTCCTTATATTATCACAAATGAAACTAGTCAATCTGTACTTGAATTGTTTCAAGGTTTAACTTCAGGAGGAGGTAGTTCTTCAAGCACCGCTGGAGATAAACCAAGTATTAATCTGACTACATTAAATCCAATATTGGTAGGAGATGGTGATTTTCGTAATACCAACACCCAAAACTACGCAGGTGAGCACCCTGACGGGAAACATGAAGAATTGCGTTTAGGCAATAATATAAGACAATTTAGGGATAGGTCTAGACACAGCATAGAAATAGTTGCTAGGGGAGCTATTGTACAAAGAGATTTAGAAATTACTAGTAGTCAATATGAATATCAATATGATAGAGATCATCATCCAGATTATCACAGTAGAGATTTAGAGCTGAATAACAGTGTAAGTGCAGCAGGTGCCATACCTACACTAGAAGACTACCAAATGAATCAGAGATTCTTGGGACTTAGAGGGCCGTTGGTGATGCATGCTTGGGGTTACGATAAAGATGGATTTCCTATTCCTAATGCTGCTGATGAACCTTTAGAAATTGACGCGCTAGGTAGACCAAGAAGATTTAAATTAAAAGTTAAAGAAAGCTATCCTAAAACCGTAGTATATTCTGAATTAGCTAATGGTTCTGCATATGCTTTTGCGGTTAATGGCGAATTGAATGTTAAAGGAGAAGAAAAGAAACCACCAGATGATAAAACAGAAGTTCAGCATTATGTTTATGAAAATGACCTATCAGATGCTGGCGGATTTATGGATGGCGATATGGTAGGATCAAATAGATTAAGTGGTTTTCAGGGAGATATTATTAGTAAAACTCAAGCTTTTACTAATGGGAAATGGTCAGAAAAAACAAAATTAAAAGAATTTTACTTAAATTTTGGAGAACGTCCTGATTTGTGGCCTGTTGGTCCTATTGATTTGAGATGGGATTACGATAGGCATGTTTGGACTGTGCCTGTAGATGTGACTGTATATAAAATGGTTTATGTTACATTAGAAGAAAATCTAATAAAAGCAGCAGATTATTATGATGAAACATTACCCGCTAGAGGATTTTTAGATGAAATTGAATATAGACAGGAACCATTGCCTAATAATGCTAGAAGATTAGTATATGTAAGAGATAAAAGTGGTTATACTGCTCCTAGAGGAGCAAAATTATTGTGTAGATATGATACTAGTTCTGGATATTATGAGCCAGTATCTAAGCCTTCTTTCAGTGCTTATGGAGCATTACTAGATAATAATCAGGCAGTCATAGATATGGATTTTGCGCAAGGTAAGGTCGCTGGTTCTGTACCAACGATGCAAGTTAAATATGACAATAAATTTAATACTACTTTTGGAGCAGGAGCTAAAGGATTTTTTAATTTTAATGGAGGTAAGTGGATCTTAATTAACGCAGGATAAAATGAGCTGTACCATTTTTGATAACTACTTGGTAAATGATTTAGAATCTTATTATTTACCACAAGATGCAAGTGTAATAAATTTTCCTGAAGGATTTACTTCGGATGTGTCTATAGACACAGAATGGCTGTTAGCACAAATGAAAAATAGTCGTGTTGACAGAACAGGATGGAGACCAATATGGGTTACATTGAATACTTCTAAGGTTGTTAGTAAGGCCATTAATAGAAACCTTACAGATTCAAAACCTATACTTGGTTGCGAAAGGTTTATAAGTTTTGAGGGCAGATTTCGTAATTGGGCTATTAGATCTGGCTTTCCTAATATGTCATTAGATTGGTATCTTAATACTAATGATATACCTCATAATCCTTTGTGTGGTGTTATAGGTTGGTTTGCTAAATCACAAACTCCTTCAAATTTTAATATAGAAGATCAACCATATAACCTATACATTAGTGGGGGTGATTTTTTTTCATATTCAGATTCCGAACTACCAACACAAGCTATGTATGAATTGGGAGTTTGCTCAAATACACATATATCTCCTACCTTATGGAAAACATATCAAAAAATATATAGTATTCTACTTTCGTCTATGAAATTGCAAACATGGACAAATAGTGGCGACAATGTAGCCGTGATGGGAGAGAAGAATCTTGTAACATATAAAATGCATAGATGGTTAAGGAAAATAGCTGCTTTGTTTGCTTCTAGACCACAACAAGATGGTGTTACACAAGAAATTTTAACACACCCAATTATTATAGATTATTTAAAGACAGAAACATTACCGGCTTTAGTTAATGGAATAGACTTAGAAATTAAAGTATTAAATGATCTTTTAGATTATATTGATGATAATACAAGTATGAGTCAATTAAACACTTCTACTGGAGGTGAGTATAATAATGTCGGTTATATGTCCTCAAAGAAAGAACTTTTTAGTAGATTAATGGGTAAGTATACTGCTTATCTAGACCTTAACAGAGCTTCCACGATATCATATCCTTTACAAAATGGCCCACATTTTTATATGAATCAAGTATATACTGATCATTGCCCTAAAGGATTAGAGGGAACAACAGTATATAATAATATTTTTATTAGGGCTGGAAATTATGAATTCTCATCTAATTATGGAAATAATAAAACTGAATATCAAATTCAAGGATTTGATAGAAAAGATTTTGTGCCTACATTTGATATAGCTAAACAGTTTCAATTTTATGATATAGATAAACCAATAGGCATTACTGCTGGTGGAGATGTATATCTTCCTGTAACAAAACCTTCAGAAGTCACTTGCGGTGAAGAAGGTAGACTTGTTGGGTTCATAGAGTTGCCCACATATACAATAACAAAAGAATATATTCAAAGTATTTTAGGGGATGCTTATTTTCCTTTTTTTGATTTAGATTCTGCTGTTTTTTCTTTTAGTTTAGTATCAGGACCTTCAAAAGGTGTTACATTTGCAGAAAATGAATTAGAACAAGAACTGAAATTTACTAAAATGGGAAGATACAGAATTAGGCTTACAGTAACGATAGATACTCTTAGTGTATCAGATGATTTTACTGTTACGCTTGTTAACAAAACAGGATGTATAATGGGTCTTGATGCTGAAGGAGTTTTGGTTATGAAAGATCCTGATGATGAGATTGGAGGGTGGTCTGTAGAAGAAGGACTTCGGGGGGCTGAAAAGAGATTCAACGATGCTGCGAATGGTATTGAAGAACCTGAAGATGAAGCCGTGGCCTTTATACCAGATAATTATTATAGTCCTACAGATAAAAGTCCAGTTACATTTGGCAGAAATAAAGACAAGAGCTTAAAGATTTATATAGATACTAGGCCATCTGTTTTAACTATCCAATCAATTCCTATTGATAGAATCAAACCATTGTGTCCAGGATTAAAACAGATAATGATGAGCAAATATGGGGTTGTTTATCCTAATAAAACCAACTCTTACATTTGTGTAAATAGTCGTGCTATTTTAGCAAATGATGACGGTCAGTTTGCTGGAGCAGATACTATTCTTAGATTAGACGATGCTACAATGTATAATAAGTTTTTCTTCCCAACCGATAAATCAAATGATGGTCCAACAGAATTAAGTATCTCTTATATACCCGGTAATGCTACAATGAAATTATATAGAATTAATCTTGAGAATATAAGAGATGTAGGTAGTGATACTGCTGGATGTAAAAGTATGTACAAAAATCTTCTATATAAAACTAAAGTACCTAATAGAGAAAGAACAGGTACTGAAGTTAATTTCTTTAGAGAAACACCTGGTTCTATTACAATACTACAAAGATACAACAAAGATAAAAAATTGGTAGAGACAATAGAAACTTATCCAAGTTTAAGAATTGGTGCTGCTTTTGCTCCTGACATAAAAACTTTTGGTGGTTTTGGCAGTACTGAGGAAAGAGAAAAGCTGTTTGAAAATACTCCAGATTATGATCAATTATTAAATTATAATTTTGCTTCTATACCCAGATATGTTGAAGGACATTATTTAAACTATCACACACCTACTGCTTCGGAAATTGGAGGTTGGAAGGGCGATCCTGCAATATGTTATTTAAGAGAAGCCAAAGTGTTTTCTGATCCAGATTCATCCATAGGATATGATGCTCTTAATCCTAATATACGATTTAAAAAAGGTACGTTTCATCCTACTTTTGGTTTTATAGTTGGAGACAACGCATGGAACAATCAAACTAGTTCTTTAAAATTTAACGCCGGTAATAAAAAAAGTTTTCTTTTTAAAGGTCCGGGATATTTTAATCAAATTAGAGGAGATAATAGTTTACCTATTAATCCAGATAAGGGAGAGGTTGATATTGATGGGAAACAAAGGACCGTAGTGATGAGTTCTAATATTACCTTAAGCAATAAGGGGTGGGAAGCACAATTTATAACTCCAGAAGGTTCAGATTTACCAGTAGAAGAAATTTTAAATGAGCCAGATGTAGTAGAAGAATTTGGTACACATCATGGATATAGAAGACTTTCTGGATATGGAGATGCAAAAATACCGCACCTTTGGAAATCAGATGAGTATGAAAGAACTACAGAATCATATACTTTTATGCAGCGAGGGCGTAGGTTAATTGGAGAAGCTGGTGACCAAGGTACTGAATTAATTTGGTCAGAAATTAAAGACGTAGAAGTAAAACTAAATTTTTTAAATCAGGTAAATTTGAAAAATGTTAGAATTAAACTTATAATGAGACCTTCTTATTCTACTAGATATAAACTTAAACCAACCAGTGATGGAATAAGTTTAAATGCACCATCAAAAGAATTTAATACTGACCCATATAGTTATGCTATTTTAGATTACGACCGGCCTCCAGTAATACAAAATTTTAATGAAGAAGCAGCACAGTACGCAACAAAATATGGATGGAATGAGGGCAGAGAATCGTTATATGATGCTATACCACATTCAGGATTAGCTGGCTATATGAAATCTTTGGATATTCACAACAATATGGGAGCTGATACTTTTGCCCTTACATTATTAAATAGAGAAAATGTAGACACTAATACTGTAGATACTACTTTGCACTTTTCAGACCGTGCCAATAAATACAACGTACCAACCAATTATAATATATATAATAGTGGCTTAAATTATAATCAAAATATTACAAGTTCAATTTTGCCCCCTTCATTGTCTAATCCTGCTTATACAGCAAAAGAGATTAATGAATACGCCACAATGATGAGAACCAATGACTTTATACCTTTATCCAATACATTTGCTAAATTTAGAAATCATTTTATTTTTAAGGGAGCTTTAGATGAAAAGTCTAAAGAAAATGAAACAGTAAAGCCAGACTCTAGTACAACTTTTACTTTGGAGATAGAATGTTTTGCTGATGAAGACATGATTAGTTTAGATACTGTTTCAAATGTTGTTGATAAGATGGATGAAAAACCTTCTGAAAATAAAAGAGGTTCTGATAGTGTATTTAATTCTCTTTGCTCTTGGGAAGTAATTGTTCACACAAGCACTCCAAAAATGCATGATGGAGATAATCTTGGTATGATTAATTATGGGGTCAACCCAGAAATCCCAGGATATAATTATATATCAGACGACCCCAATATAAAATCTAAATTACCAAAGTTGGTTTTAGATGCTCCCAATAATCCTTTGACTGATTATAGCGATTGCGTTTTTGATGATGATACTAGAGAGAAGATTGGTTTTATTAGACCTCCGAAAGCTATAAAATTCCCAACTGCTTTATTAGTTATGGCTTTAGCTACTTTTGCTTCACAAGCTATATTTGTAGCCGGTTTTGGTTTAGCAGCAGCGTTCGTTCTTGCACTACCTACCTTTGGCTTTTTGTTCCAAATGTTGGCTAATATCAGAAGAGCTGAAAAAGATGCAGCGCTATCCGAAGCTACAGTTAAAAGCGATTATACTCCATTCGGATATGGTCAGTCAGATAAAATACTACTAAATGTAGGATCAAATAAAGGTATAGTTTATATATTAGAGGCTGCAATATATAAGTATGCGAATACTCCTATACTCAAACAAAAAGTTAGAGATTATGTTAAACCAGGTCCCTGTTTTCTACCAGAATTAGGAACATTTCCTGCTAGTGATATTAAAGATATTGTTGATATATTTGAGTCAGAAGATATTACTACAGAACTAGCGGAAGAACTTAGGACAGAACCAGATTTTAATACTATACCACATAAAATATTGATGAATAATAATATATTATCATTAAATCTCGCTAAGCCTGCTACAATGAAAATAATACCAGGCAAAAGAGCTTATAATTATTTTGATGTGGGCAAAAAGGTATATGACCCAGGAGATTTATGTACAGACACAAAGTCGCAATCGCAACCACAACTAGCCTTTGATTCTGAGTCTCCGTCCTACTCACCCTCACCTCCGCCACCTTATATACCTCCTTCGCCACCTCCTCCAAGTTCGCCTGGTTTCGAACCTGCGTCATATCATGAGGTGGAAGAACCTGCTCCACCTCCACCACCGCTACCTCCTCCTCCTCTACCACCTCCACCACCACCACCTCCTCCACCGAAAGGCTACAAGATATCAGCAAAAGGATTTATACTAAAAGACGGACTCTACTATACTATATTGCAGTTTGATTCTGTCGTACCATACTCTACAATATGCTTAAAGCCTGATGAAAATCCTAACATACTTGTATATTCGACAGTAGGAGATCAGCCTGCTTATAATCATGTAATTCCCGCTAATCAGACTAATAATACTTTATTCCCACAACTAGCCTATGGTGCTTCGCCTGTAGTAAATTCTTCTTTTGTTAGTAATCAAGATATTCATAATAGATTACCAACTATATATGATATTTTTAATAATCAAGAAAGCCATGTAAAATCAATAAATAGAGTAGAGTTATTTCCAGATCCGTTTGGGATTGACCTGACCCCTTCAGAGTTATTGGAAGCAAAACGAAAACTAGAGAGGAACTTTGAACTTTGGGATGTCAACAATTATCCAGGAGAGAAAGAAAATATTCAAGGATATGGATATAATTTATTTAATCTCTATTCTCCTGTGCCAAGAACAAGTTCACAAGGAGTCGAATTAAAAACACAAGCTAGTGATTTGATATCTCCCGAATTTAAAGACTTATTAGAAAATATAGAAAATGTATCAGATAAACACTATAATATTATTGAATTAAAAGCCGAAAGACTTAGAGGAGGCACAAGCGAAAAACGGTACAAAGGTTCTGTTTGTGTTGAAAATGAATTTGAAGCAGGATTCAGTATTGGTTTAAGAAGTCTTTCGACTATTCTTTCTAGAAAAACAGGTAAAGCGGAAGACATACAAGTATTGGACGATATTGTAAAAAGATTAAACTTTTTAAATTCTACAGATGTTCTTGTGGGGGATGAATCTTTTAATGAAATGTCTATACCTAATTTAAAGATGAAGTTAGATGGTCTACAGGAGGATAATGTCAATTGTTTTGTGGATGCCGATGGTAATGCTGTCCAACCATCAGATTTGCAAGACTATGAAAGAGATTGTCCAAAAACAGTATGTACGCAAGCTCTACTAGCTAGATCTCAAGAAAGAACAGACTTGCTTAGAATACTAGAAGAAGTAGGGGCTAAATACGTATTGGATGATAGTGGGAATGTTGAAATAGTATATAATCCATATCAGAATAAATACATGGACCAAGAAACAATTCATCATATGACTTATCGCTTCAAAAATGATACTAGTAAAACTAAGAATCCTTTTGTTTTTAGTAAGGAGGTTGATGATGATAAATATTGGATCAATATAGATCCAAGACAAAAATGTAAAACTAGTAGAGACATGTCTGCTAAAATTTTAGTAGAAGCTAAGTATGTATGTATTCCTACTGTTGGTGTTGTAAGTCCAGGCATAGGAGCTACTTATGATGTGGCTACAGACAATGCTCAATCAATATGCGCTAGAGGAACACCTAGCGTACAAGGTTTCCATACCAATATGGAGAATGAAGGAAATGTTTTTACATATACTTTTGATGAAGCTCATATAGCAAGACAGAAGAAGTATTATTTTGATAAATATGGCATACCTAACGATGTTTGGGTACGACAAACTTTTCCAGGAAAAGCTCCTATTTTAGGAGGAGGTACTGTTACTAGATCATTTTTTATTAGACCGGGTGATGAATCAGAAGATGTTCTGGTAGAAGTAACAGAGAAATATTTGGTACCTTCAGAAAGTGCTTTCCGTGCTACAATAGGCTTGCCTCCTTTAACTCAAGAAGAAGAAGAAACTAGGCGAGCAAGACAAGAAGCCGGGATTCAGTGGGACACTAGTGATCCGAGTTGGGACGAGACTTTTGGTAGGGGTATATATTCTGACGATTTCGATGATGGCATACCTTATACTGAAGCGTTTGGTGAGTATATTGGAGAAGTAAGAAACATTGTTCCTACTTATATATTAAATGACCCATATTTAATTTGCAGTAGTAGAGTTATTCCAAGAAAACTAAAAAACCTAGATACTCATTATGATAAATTTACATATGGTCCTATGGGAGATATTTATAAAAATGTACCAGTCGTTGGTCCTGGTGGTCCATTTACTAATATTTTACAGATGTGGCATTGTGTCAATCCATTAGAAGCAAATAAGCATACAGAAGCTCCAGATTATTTTAAACTACAGAATGAAATGATACATAGAGCATATTTTGGTAGTGTTGATAACCTTGAGCATAAAGATAATTTAGTAGATAGTCTTGAGACTTTTGAGTGGACACCTTTCGAATATATACCAGATAGGGCTGAAGAAGAGTAATGGATTTATGTGAATTTCTTACATATGACGGGTACGATTTTAAGTGTAAAAATTGTGGTATAGTTTTAAGTTTTGAGGACTATCAATTAAACGAACCTGTATATGTTTGTAATATGTCTATTAAGAAAAATCAGAGTTTTCCTTCTTTTATTAAAAAAATTAGGAACTTTGCATTGGCCACAATAAAACATATTGCTACTGGAGCTAAAATGTGTGATGATAAAACCATACAAAAACGTTACGAAATATGTCAATCTTGTAGTAATTTTACTAATAATTCTTGCAGCTTATGTGGCTGTCATTTGACTAGAAATAGGCGATTTATTAGTAAATTAGCTTGGAAAGATCAAAAATGCCCAATAAACAAGTGGTAGGTGTATAATTAAACATAACTATATAGTCTTAAAATGATAGGATAAGTCATGCCCAAAATTTCAGAATTAGACATTATTACACGGTTAACCGAAGATGATTTTTTTCTGGTTGTAGATAAAGAAACCTCTACGACTAGACAAATTAAACTTTCTGATATTTTAGATATTGTTCAGCATGTTTTTAACTTAGACATTAGAAGAGATCCTCCAGAACCAGTTGTTGAAGATCCATTGGGTGTTGTTCGCACTCCAGGAACACTAATTTCTAGCCCAGACTTATCCCCTCAAATATCTAATACAGAAACAGCTGTGGCTGGTAAAATTAGCAAATCTGGTAGTTTATCTTTTACCAGACAAACAATTTCAAGATTACAGACAGAACTTTTAGCGCTAGGATTCAAGTTAGTATCAACTTCAGCAGCTAATGCTGGAGGCAAAACTAATTATACTACACCACAAAATAATACCCATCATGCATGGAATGAAGCTAAAAATACTTGGGAGACTATACCCGCTACTCAAAGTAGCTGGATAGGTTCTATGACTATAATTCCAAGTACAGACATTTCTAACCTGGTTGATGTATATACCGTCACATCTGAAGAAAGTATTATTCAGTTAGCATACGATTCATTTACTTTGCCTAATAGGTATGTTGTAAAAGCTGTAAATAGTAATGAAGACTATGGTTCTGAAGAAGCAATAGTAACAATATTTGATACATATCACGAGGTTACTGGTGCTAAAACCGTTAATATATGTAAACCTGCGGGTTACAACAAAGTAACAGTAACGATTAGTTCTGCAAGAGGGAACAGTTTTGAATACACGTTAACAGATACTGGCACATCATGTTCAGTAACTCCTACTCCTGTACCAGTAACGCCAACTGTTACTCCAACATCATTTGCTACTCCTACTCCAACTTCTACTCCTAGAGTAACACCTAATGCTCCTACGGCGACACCAACTGTTACGCCAACCAGCTCTGTTACTCCAACTGTTACGGTTACTAGTTCTGTAACTCCAACAAATACTCCTACGGTTTCTGTAACACCAACCAAAACACCAACACCAACAGTCACTCCATCCTAAAAATATAGGTTATAACAATGGCGCACACATCACTATTTGATTTTACTAGACCTCATAGATCTGTTAATTTGCTCACCACTTCTGGCGAATGGGATGGAAAAATTAGAGCTACTACGGTAGGTACTAATGGTATGCCGTCATATTATGAAACATATGATCAAAACGGTGGAGTAGCAGAATTTACAGAAAAGTCAGTTCTTTTAAGAGACAAAGACTTAACCGGTACTCCATATAACTTTTCTTTAGCTAAACAGGCATGGGGAGGTAATTATCTTTTATCCGTAGATGGCTTTACGGCTTCTGGAAATCAAGATGCGTTTAGTACAGTGCCTGTTGCTTCTGGCAAGCCTGGTTTTGGGTTTAGGGTTGGTTCTATTAATTCTTCTATAGAATTAAGTGGTACTGTTTCTGGTACAAGTATTACATTTTCTACCGGAACCTATGATCCAATTCATATGGACACAAGAGTTGAAGTTTCAGGTTCTGGCATGTTAAATTCTACAACTATCACTAATGTAGTTTTAAAGTCTAACAATGAAGTAAAAGTCACATTAGACAGGGATAGTGGCGTTAATGGAGATAGAAATATTAAATTGACTTTATCAAATCCTTTAAATCAAGCAAATATGGTTACTGTAGGCAATTCTGGAAATGCCGTAGACACTAATGGTAGAGGTAGGGTTAATTATAATTATAATATAGGTAAATTTTCTGTTACTTATGGTGAATGGGCTAATTTTTTAAATAGCGCAGCTTCTGGTTCTGACAAGGATATATTATGGCACTCTGGAATGACACCCGTTGTAAAATACTACTCCCCCGCCACAGCAAACTATGGTGATTATGGATTTAGAGTCAAAAAGGCTTATGAGAATAAACCTTTAGAAAATGTAAGCTGGGAAGCAGCGGCTATGTATTGTAATTTCTTGCATAATACAAGTAAGAACGATAGTAGACCAGCGCCCCTTAAATTAAGAGATGGTGCGTATGATCTTAAAACCAACGTTAAAAGTTTCAATAGAAGTGCTGGAGCAAGATATTTCTTACCTACTGTTGACGAATGGTATAAAGCAGCATATTACCATCCTGGTGGCGCAGATGCTTATGGCAGAGGATATATACCAAGTGGAGCAGGTTATTCAGATTTTGCAATAATGAATGACAATAAACCCTCAGTACAAGAAGATATTAATAAATATGGTGATGGTCCACAAATATTAGACTGTGGACTTTTTGATAGAAATAGTTTTGAAAACGCTATAACATGGTCTGGAAAAAATGGTGCAGAAAAGATTCTGTGGGCATTGCATGGAGCGGCAGACAGATGGGATAATGTTATTACTCTTATTAGAGATTATAGACATAAAGACGCTAGCACAGCAGGTCAATATAAGAATTCTGCTAGATATATGCAAATTAAAGAAAAATATGAACATTATTATGAACAGCTTTTGAGTCATGGAGGTGGGAGGAAATATAAGGTTGAGGATATGGCGGTGTGGTGTGGTCTTAAATTAGAATATATTTCATTTTACAATAGCTCAAATGCTAATATAGCAGCTGCTGGTCCAAGGCTTATAACCATAACAGACGATGCAAAAGCCGGAGAACCATGTAGACAAAGATTTTTACCAAGCACATTTACTTTACAGATTAATACTAGATTTTTAAATACTTATAGCGAAAATGACTGGTTAGAAATTCTGACCAATCAACTTGGTCGTGCTTTGGGCTTTGCTACTTTATGGCCAAGAAATTTTGGCCCTAATCTAAGAAATCCATGGAACAGTTGCACTAGTGCGGGTGGAACCGGATCTGGTGGAGCATATAACAGCACTGATTTAGATGGAGATTTCTTCATCAACACAAGTAAAGCATACAATGCTGCTGTTAATGATGGTGTAGAAAGAAGACTTATTCCTATCACTGGTTCTACTAATTCAACTACACCTTACTCCTTTCTTAACACCTATAGAGATGATACTGCTTCTACGGACGGATTAGAATATCCAGGCTTAAGCAACGATGTTATGGCAACTCCACATGCAACTCATGTTTCTAATAGTATAATTTCAACAGTAACTATTGGTAATATGATTGACTTAGGCTACTATGGTCACGTAAATCATCTTACTGGTGAACCAACTTTAACCTTAGCTAACAAGTCGTAAAGCCTAAATTATTTTTTACTATTTGCGCTATATTTATACCATCCATTATTCTTGGTATAATTACCATCAGCGTCTTTTCTCTTGGGGAAAAGAGTTCCACCCTTTTTATGTTGACCATAAGAAAGAATTGCGCCACAGTCCATACAACGTAATTCATAGTATTCATTGTCGTCTACAACTCTTACTACAAATTTAATATTTTCGGAACCACATATTCCACATTTGGTTTCTCCAAAAATTTCTTGAATACTTGCAATTTCCTTAAACAGCTCTTTTTGTCCAGCTCCGTCTAATTCAAATTCAAGTTTATCTCCTACTTTATATTTTGCTTTCATAATTTATTTCCATTCCGAATTATATTCTAGGATAGTTGATGGTATATTATCTACATCTTGTTGATATGTAGATAGCTTTCTAATCATTTTTACAGCATTACCATGATCCATAGCATATATATTTTTAGAATCTATATCTTCGGATTCTAGCAATGATGATACATTTATATTAAGTCTTTTTGCTAATACGTCAATAAAATTTATTTGATTATTTGTAATTTTACTAACTGTATTTCCGTCTATATCTTCCACTTCTTTAGCTATTTCTTCAGCAGCAACAACTTTTCTAAGTTTTAATCCTCTTCTTAAGGCTCTACCTTCTGCTCTAGTTTCAGCTACCGCAATTGGATGGTTTCTATATATCTTGTCACAATTACCCCAATAGACATCAGCAGCTCCATTTACGGTTATCTTTTTAAATTCTGTATCAATCTTTGTGTCATTTAAAACGTACACTAGAGTGTGTATTACAGTGGCCCTATTGCCATTATCTGGCTCTGGAAATTGAGGAATACTAGATGTGGATTCGATTACTGTACAATCTAAAGCCTGTTCAAATATTCTTCTAAGACCATCTGTAGTAGGATTGTCCGAAATTTTTTCGTCTTCAGACAGAAGACCTAATACATAATCATTCCATTCAACATCGGTTACAGCAGGCTTATTTGGTTTTCTTGGCATTTTTAATTATCCTTAATGTGAAAAACTCTATTATCTGGATTTGGAAATTTGTTACTAACTTGTTCAATAACTTGTAATAGTTGGTCAAATATTAGATAAGATCTAGATACAGAAAAGTCCATAGTTTGTTTAATACGAACTAGTGCCATACCTTTACCTAAAATTAAACCTTCTTTCTTATTATCGTAGGTCTTTGTTTTTTTAAGTGTATCTTGTCCCCATACAGGACTGAAGTGCGAAGGACCATCCACTTCAATCGCTAAATTTATTTTAGGTAGATAGAGGTCTATTTGCAACTTTGTATTTACAAGACTTTGCTCTTGATGAAACTTAACATCTATATTGTTCTTAATGAGTTGTTCTAATAAAAACTTCTCTAGTTTTGAGCCTACTTTACTAGTTGTTCTTATTGCTTCATTAGCAGATTGTTTCATTAACTCTTTTTGCTCGTCAGACATTTCATTCCACAATTTTCTGTGTGTTTCTCTTCTTTGTTCAAGCTCGTTATTATCTAAGCTATCCCAAGATTCTAAAACTCCCATGCCTATTTTTCTTTTTGTTTCTTCTGGTCTTGTGGTTCCTTTGGTTGGATGTTTATGTTTTCCTGTTTTTAAAGCATTTTTTTGTGCTTCGCTTTTATTTCTAATTGGTATATTAAATTTCTTTGCGTCTCGCCTTAATTTATTTGCATAAGTATTATAAGCAGATGCTATATCAGCAAAGCTATTTTTGTCTTTAACATATGATTTCTTTAACAGTTCAATCTTCTTTGATTCTGTTAAATCACTATAAGATGTTTTTGATGCTTTCATAACTTAAATCCCCAGAGACACAGATTGGTTTTTTCCAACATAACTCATAAATTTCTGATGTTCTACTATTAGACGCTATAAACTCTAAGTTTTGTGTATCAAACATTTCTTTAATATTTTTATATCTAGAGTATGCCTGTTGAGACCAAACACTATCATTAACGAAAAAGAAAATTTTATTAATATTAGGAAAATTCTTAGCCATCATCAATGACAAACTGTCAAATACAACAATATTCCCATAGAAGAACTTTGCCTGATTAAGATGCACAATTGGTATATTATATGTATTAGCTTTTTCATTATAGCTGTTAAACACACATATTTGGTTATATGGATTATTATCTATAATTGATTTAATAGATTTAAATATGGCTTCATGCATTGCAGTATTATCAGTTTTTAAAATTATAAAACCTAAGTCTTGTTTCATTTAATAATACTTTCTATATAACTTGAATATGTTTGATGTTCTTTGGGGTCAATTTGTATTTCTTCTAACTGTGTATTTAGTACTTTACATCCACACAGAGTGGCCTCCAATGCATAAAAATTATTTTTACAGATATAAAATTCCGAATCATTCAAGATATCATTTTTATCTACCTCTGTTAGAAATCCTAAATTTTGTGGATGATCAATCTTAAAATTATTAAACATTTTTATTGTGTATTCACTACTATTTGGATATATTAATTTAGTAATATCATCAGGTATGTCTTGATCATTGTCTAAAAAATATGAAGCATGGATAGATCTATTGTCTTGGTTGTTGTTAAAAAATCTATATGGATTGTATAGTATTGGAATATCTTTATTGTAAAGATGTGTGATTGTGTTTATGTCATCTATATCTGTTTTCTGGTCTGTAGTATGATAGACTACTATTTTAACCTCAGAAACGTTTCTACAAAAATGTATTTCTTCATAGCCAAGTTTTTCTGCAACTAAAATATAAAGATCTGGCTGTCTGTTTTGATGTATTTTGTATATATCATTATTAAAGTCTGTATATGCGATAGTGTGTCCTGATATAGAATCTAAATTATTAATAAATTTATTATCGTCTTTTTGTACTACTATTTGCATTAAACAAACCTTTTAGCTTTCTTCAAATCGTTAGTTGTATTTACCTTCATGATATTTCTATATGAAACTATATGATTTTCTATTTCTGAATTTTCTTGTAAGAAGTTTATGATCTCAAACAGGAAATAGTTGTCTATAGGTTTCTGCTCATTCATTTCTAGTATTTTATATAAATCTGATTTAATTAAAAAGATACATTCACACCATTTATTGTTTAATTCATAGAATAAATATTTAGATTCCATACTATGACAACCTATATTAAAATTATCTTTATCCTTGTCTAAAAGAAAAATTTTTGAATGTTTTTTCCTCCTAGAATGACCAAAGCATTTATTTTTAAACAAAATACCATTTTTCACTATAAATAAATTAGTTAAATTATTAATATTATATTTAATGTAATTCACAACATGTTTAGCTTCATTACACTTTTCATAATCTGGTTCATAAATACTTGTTACATTTTTGTATTTGTCTGCAACTTTTTTTACTTTATTGTTTTGGAAGCCTGTGGATAGATATATCTTATTTTGTCTATTCATTAATTTTATAGATTTAATTTGATAATCTAATATAGTGTTTTTTGCATTGATGGGTAATAGAGCTTTTGATCCTATAGATTTCATGCCTTTAGTAATTTCTGGAATTATTATTAAATAATCATTGCTCATAGTAGGGGTGTATTACTTCCGTATCATTTCTTAAAGTATCTATATAATATTCATTGTTTTTTTCACAATATGATTTTATTTCTTTAAATGTTGATATGGGGATAAATAAACCATTTAAATGTTTAGTCGATTTTCTTAATCCAGCCATATTTTTTGGTCTTTTAACAGTGGCGATGAAATTTGCATAGCTAACTTGGTCTTGTAGTTCTGCAAAATTTTTACTAATATAACACATATATCCTTTTTTATCTGCTTCTAAATTAGTACCAGTAATTGTATGAAAGACATTATTTTCATTAGTGTCTGTTTCTTGGTTTACAAAGTTGTGGGACTTCCAAGAAATTTTATTTCTTTTTTTCATACCATCAATAAACTCTAAAATATCTTCTTTTTTTAGCTTACACGCTATAGATATTTCATATGGCTTTATAAATAAGCTATCTATGTATTTATCATATATTTCAAATATCTGATCTATTTGTTTATCTATTAAATTTAAAATTAAGTAGTACTTTATTGCATTTTTTAAACGAACATAATTTTCAAAATCTTTTGGTAAATCATCTTTATGTTTATCAAATTGTTTTTTAGAAAAAGCATAAGTACACTTATAATTATTTATAGTATATTTACCTTCTACCTCTTGTAGTTTATATTCTTTTGAGATTAATTTAGGAATATTAAAATAGCATTTATTATCTTGAAAAAAATGACATGTAGAACAAACAGTATTAACTTCGCTCATAAAGAAATCCTTTGTATTTTATATACAGTATAAGCATCATCGTTAGATACATCTACTATTTTTACATCTGCTTTGCTATGCAATAATTCAAAAATTTCTGATTGATTGATAAGACATGTCGTACCGTGCATATGTTGACAAACAGTGTCATCTGGCATTTTATTAAATTTATAAGAATCTATTAATTGATTAAAGTTTAATAATTTTAATACAAGTGTTCCAGATTTTTTAAGCTTATCTGTTAAAATATTGATAACATTGATACTATCTTTTTTTGGAAACATATTTAATAAAGATATGTAGATATTTTCATTAGAAAAATTAGGTATAGAATCTAACGAATTAATGTCTATATTGTTAGCCGAATCTAATTTATGATTGTCGTTATAACAAATATTTGTTACCTTCATTTTGTACTCCTATAAAATTTTTATCAGACTTTCGTTAAACTTGTCTATATCATACATTTGTACCAAGTCTGAAATATCTGTTGCTTGTTTGTTCATCGCATAATTAATGCATTCAAAAGGGTTTTGAAAACTGCCAAATTTTGAAACATGATTATCTAAAATAGAGTCTGATGTATCTAAAGTAGTTACGCAGTTGCATCTACACAATGCTGATAGTAACAATGTAACTTTTGATTCCAGATCTATAACAACTTTATACTTACTTATATTATTAATTATATTATCTATGTCGTCGCCCAAACTACTGACCATATCAGAATCTTTATCGTGTTGTTGTATCTCTTGAAAAAACTTACTTAGTATATTATCATTATTTCGATTGATTATCAATATATTTTTAGTTTTTTCGGTGTCATCTGTATAGGGAAGTCCATATTCTATATTATGACTATGCTCCAATAGTGCGTCGGATTTTCTATTGAAATTAACAACTGTAATATGTTCTTTAGTTAAATTATTATTAATTATATGAACATCTTCTTTTTTAGCTTTTGTTAAATCTTCATGGTTAAAAACTACGATATGTATATTAGATTTTTTTAACTCTTTTAACACAGATATCTCTAGCATCAAATTATTAAAAAATATATAATCATAAGAAAAATCATATACTTTATTTTGTTCTGCAAGATCGTTTTTATTTAAAACAATAAGTTCAGGATGTTTATTGATAATAGCAGAAAATGTACTACCTTCAAAATTGCTTAGACATATTTTTTTAGAATTATCTATTTTAGTTCTAAGTCTGTGAAAAATATTAGATATTGGCCATTGATTATTTAACATAATAATTTTTTGATATCTACCTCATTTGTATTTTTTGGTGTGGTTTTATCATTTGTCAAAGCTTGTTGTAAAGATTTATTTATTATATTATAGGTAATAACATTACCATTATTATTAGTATCTAAATCTAAATCGCTATATGTAATTATTTTATTATTGTAAGATTTTGCAATAGATGCTTCTAGAAAAGGAAAATAATTTTCATTTAATGCTAAAAATACATCGCCTGTTTTATGTATGGCTTGCTTGGTTTTATCGTCTTTGTTAAACATAAAAAAGATTTTATCTGTGTAAATATTAGCATTATAATATGACTTTGCTTCTTTATAAAAACTTATAATATCTGATTGATCTTTTGGGTCATCAAACTCAAAATAACATATCAAACAAATATCGTTATTGTCCGCACATATTTGCAAAAAATTAGATATGATAACTTTTAATGTTTCAATATTTTCATGTTCTACTAATGTATAGTATTTTTTACAATCATGAAATAAAGGTAAAGATATTTCATTTTGTTGAGTATCGCAATCAAACAGTGACAATTGTTTTATTTTTTCTTTATCAATACCCGCATTAACTAATGTCTGATAGTCGTGGCTATTTGTAGCTAAGATTTCATCAATTAATTCGAGTTTGTTTGTAAACTCTGAAGGCATACTTTGTATTGCAGACATGATGGGTATAAAATAAGTCTTACTGTTCAAATCAGGATGTACATCTGTAATTGTACAATGTTGTATATTTATGTCTGGATATGCATTTGTTTCAAAAATATTAGTATAATTTACAGTGTTGTTTCCTCCATATATAGGATATACATATGTGTTATTCTCTTCGATTGAAGATATTTCTTTAACAACCGAAGCAGAAAATTGTCCTAAAAAAGACTGTTGTTGTAGCGGCCCTATATAAAATATGTTCATTGTTGAGTTTTTAAGTTGGCGTATTGAATAAAATCATCATTAAATTGTATATTGTTGTCTATGGCAAATTTTAGTTCATTATTGTTTTTGACATAAGTATTTATTTGATCAATAATAGTATTGATATCTATTGCTTTTGTCTGCAAACCTTGTAATTGAAATCCGTTGTCTATATCATTTAAAAAATGCAACATCCTGCTAGAAGAAATTTTTTCTATATCTCCCAATCCTCTGTGACACATTAGCAACATTTGATCTATATTTTGAGATGTTTCTATATCTGCAATATTATCTAAAGTTTCCAACTGCTGTATCTTAGACCAATCAGCATGATATCTGTTGTCTATCAATGAATCTAAATAGTTTTCCCATTTTTTAGCGATTATGTCCCAATCATAAAATTTTTCTGTTAATTCTCTAGTCTTTTTTCTTTTTTTGTCTATCATAGACTGCGGTAAATTTAACACCTTATTAATCGTTTGGATTAAATCGTCATTATCTGGATAGACTCTAATGGCTCTTGTCTCTAGTTCTTTAAACTCCGCATCTACTTTAATAGGATATGCTTTAAGCTTGTTTACGATATCACACATAGCACTATAGTCTACAGTAGCAACAGGTACTCCGCAAGCAGCAGCTTCAACCTGTGGCATACCAAAGCCTTCACAGATAGCATATTGAACATAAAGATTGAAAGTATTATATATTGTGGATAGCTGTTCTGTGCTAATCCCAGAACTAACACTTGGAAAAACCTTGGTCTTATTTAAGCATTTAGGACACACAATATTAGGACCAGAAAAGACCTGTGCAGAAACATCATTGCAGCTTTTACAGACGTAAGTAAATAAAACCTTATTCAATAATCTGTTTTCTTTTAGTACTTCTGGTATGTCCCAGCCAGCATCAGGCCAGCTAGTATGTAGGTAAAGATATAAATTTTTACCTGTAGAACTATTACTTGTTTCATATTGATCTAAAAGTTTTCTAAATGCACCACATAATCTAGGTATTAATTTTCTTTTTTGGTTTCTCATTACAGAGCCTATAATCACGCTATTTTCGTCGATACCTAGACTCGCTTTACATTGTTGTGTATCTTTAATTCTAAATGTGTTTAGATCTACTCCCGGAGATGCTGTATCAACGTAATTAACATGACCACTAGATTGTTCTTTTAAAACATTTGCTCCCCAATCAGAATATGTAAAAACAGCATCAGCAGATAAATATGTATCCATCCATAATTGTTGCTGTGGCGCAGAGTCGATGGTTGGCATCAGTATCCAGTGAAAATATGGTCTACATGGAGATAGTTCTTGATAAGAACTCATCCAATAATCTCTTATATCTATTACTACATCTGGTTTAAAATCAACAACAACTTTGTCGAATCTCCATCTTCCAAAAGCATTGTCTGGTCTAGCTGAATACTCTTTGTGTCTAGGGTCATCATCTCTTACAGCATTAGCATACAATCTCCATGGAATATCTTTATCTCTAGGATCATTAACGTGTGAATAACTGGCAAATTCTGCTATTTCATATTTATTTGTTGCATACAGCCTATTGAGGATTTCTCTTGTATAAGTAGCAAATCCAGAACTCAGAAAACTAGCTTCCGAACACATTAATATTTTAAGTTTACTCATATATAAAAATAGGGGCCTTTACAGACCCCTTGAAGAAAATAGAAATTAATTAAAATGCAACAGGTTCTTCTTTACCAGAAGCACCAGCTTGAGCACTTTGGTCTTTCTTATACCTAGATAGCTTAGTAAGCTTAGAGAAATTATTGACCCTAACCTTAAAGCTATTATGCTTAACACCATCCTTTTCCCATGAATCATTTCGCAAAGATCCTTCAACCATTACTAAATCTCCCTTGTTGAAAGATTCTGCAATAATTTCAGCACCAGTATCCCATGCTTCACAATTGATAAACGAAGTAACCTTATCCCTTTCACCGTTAGCCTTTGTATATTCTCTAGAGGTTGCAACAGTAAAATTTACAACTGTAGTATCCTTGCCTCCAGTGCTAACTTTTCTATGCTCAGGATCTCTAGCTAGATTACCTCTTAAAATTACAAGATTCATTATCATCTCCTTAAAGTAAAATTTCCAAAACCAACACAATGTATTATAAAACCTAATCGGATATAGTCAAGCCTTAGGAATAAAACATTTTTCTACAATCAGACTATCCTTATTTTTTGATTTTTTACCGGTAAAAATTAACACATTTCCTTCAAACACATGAGTTCTGTATGATGCCCATGTTTCTGGAAATAGAATAATAGAGTCTAGTAGACCATATTGATCTTCACCAGTGATAAATGCCATTTCAGCGCCAGGATTTTTACCATTTTTTGTTTTAGTTACATTAACACCAACAACTTCTGCTGCTAAAATAATATCGTCTGTTTTATATGTTTTCTTAAAGTCTTTACAGTTAGTATTAGTCATTTCTATCTTGTAAGAGTCTAATTTAGAACAGGTTATTGCGGTCCCCAGCAAAGAGTTTTCTGAATCAGACAGCCATTCGATTTTGTCTGTTAAAGAATATGGTGGATTATCTATAGAAGCTATAAGATTATTTATTATTTCTTTTCTTTTAACATTAACTCTTTTTGTTAATAATTCTGTTAATATTTGTTTAAGATTATTGTCTGTATTAGATATTGCTTCTTGACATTTTTCCATTTCTTTTTTTGTTAAAGTATTAAAGATTTCATATTCAAAAAGCATTTTTGTTCTAGACATTTTAAAATAATCTAATGCACCGCAAGAGATGAGGGCTTTGGTTGCAGTAGTATTAATTTTGCATAAAACCTTATTAAGCATATCGTACCAACTAAGTGAACCAATATCTATTTTATCTTTTTCTAAAATTTCTAATATCTTTTTATATACGGACTTTCCAAGACCTTTAATGTCTGTTAGTCCAAAAAATATTTTTCTATCTTTTATAGCAAATAGTTCATTGAGATTTCTAATGTCTGGAGTCTGTATGTTAATATCCATTTCATTTGCGTTTCTCACAAGTTCCTTGATTTCTTGCTGAGGATCTATTTTATCTTTTGCAAACTTAAGATATGATGCAAAAAACACCCTTGGGAAATGTGCCTTTGTAAAAGCTGACAAATAAGCGTTCATCGCATAACTTACTGCATGAGATTTATTAAAGCTATATCTTTGACTTTTTTCGATCCAGCCAAATATTTCTTCTGCTGTTTCTTCGTCTACTTCGTTAATTTTTTTAGCACCCTCAAGAAAAGACTTCTTAACTTCTGCCATTAAGTCCGCTTTCTTTTTACCGATAGCTTTTCTAAGGACATCTGCTTCTTGTAAATTAAACCCAGATACAACTCTAGATATTTCCATAGCTTGCTCTTGATAAATCATTTCTCCATATGTTTTTTCCAAAACATTTTTAAGAATAGGATGATAATAGTCTACAGATTCTTGACCATTCTTTTTATCTATGTAATGATTAGATACTGTTTTACCATCTCTAACAGCTTCTAAACATCCAGGTCTTAGGATACTAATAAGCGCAGATAGCTGTTCTATATTTCTGGGTTTCAATTTTTTTGCCATGCTTTGACCAAGCCTAGACTCTAACTGAAAGCATCCTTTTGTATTACCAGAAGAAATTAAATCCCAAGTCTTAGAACATTCTAAATTGATTTTTTCTAACTTGGGTTCAAATTGTATTCTGGGAAATTCTGAGTTACTTCCTGTTATCTCAAATTTACAACCGCAATCAAAAGTATAATACTTAGACATTATTAAAGGCGTTTCTAAACTTAATTTTTGGAGACAAATTTCTAAAAAGTTTCATAAATCTAATCAATATTTCTGCAGTATCCTGAACATCTTTAAGAGCATCATGGGCATTTTCCTTTGATAGTCCCATATAATCTCTAAGATTATCAAGAGTATAGTTTTTTAATTCATTATTGTTTTCGAACCAATAAAAAATCACATTCATAATATCTAACACATCTCTAGGATAGAATATGTCAGTTTTGTTTTCTTTATTTACGTTTTTATACTTTTGGCTTAATCTATTAATAATAGGTAAATCAAATCTATTAATATTGTAACCAGCAGCAATCGGAGCACTAAAGCAATTCTTTTTAACAGATCGTGTGTGATACATTTGTAAATAACTTACAAACATCTTCCATGCCTGTTCTTGCTTTTGGTATTTTTTCCAGGACTTAAGAACTTCTGCTTTGGTTGTTCCTTTAACCTTAGCGTGAAAATCCAAAACATCGGAATCATCATAAGTATATTTGGGGTTGTCCTGTAGTGCCTCAGGTTTTAAACAAATGTTAAATTCTGAATCTGGCACTACCTCCAATTTAATTGGATCAACAATAACGGCTGCAATCTGTACAGGACTACAAACCTCTGGATTGCAACCGTCTGTTTCTAAATCAAAGACACAAATCTTCTGACTATTAATCTGACACCTCCACCTTCTGATCAGGACGAATAAAATGTTGCACCCTATTATTATTAGCAACATAACAATTAGCACTTTTACAACAACTGACTTTAACAGTATTCATTTTTACATATTGTTGGTTATTGAATTTGAAAGCTTGACCAACTGCAATTTCTTGAAATGTTTTTTGCATTATTATTCTCCATGCGATAGTGTATCTGATATTGACATAACTTTATCTAACATAGCCACACCAAGAATATCAAATTTTATAATACCCAAAGATTCCAGATCTTGCATTTCCATGCCAGCAATTGTGGTTTTGTTTTTTGTATCGTAAATCATTGGACACATTGTATCTAAGTTGTGACTACTAATAACTACACCGGCAGCATGTTTTGATTGATTAGATTTTGTGCCCTCTAATCTAATAGCCTGCTCAAACCTTTTTGCAAGTGGGCCTTTTAATTTATTTCCATCTTTGCTAACAGAGCACCACTCTTTAAGCTTATCGTTATTGTTTTCTAATGCCCATCTAATTATAGAAGCTTCTCCATAGTCATCTTTCATTTCTTGTAATTCATCAGCAATTTTAGCTTCATCGGGTATACACTTTGTAATCTGATTCATTTCATCAAAACTTATATTTCCATAAACTCTTAATACTTCTTTTAAAGCACCTCTTCCTTTCATAGTATTAAATGTAATCATTTGAGAAACTTTGTTTTCGCCATATCTTTCTCTAATATAAGATATGATATCTTCTCTTTTATTAATTGGAACATCTACATCAATATCTGGCATAGATACTCTACCTTCTGTATTCCTACCAGAATTGTAAAATCTTTCAAAAATCAAGTCATATTTCATTGGATCTATAGAAGTTATGCCAATTAAGTAAGAAACTAAACAACCAGCAGCTGAACCTCTACCTGGACCGGGTAACCAGCTTTGAGACCTCACACGATCCACTATATCGGCAACAATTAAAAAATAGCTAGAAAGGTCAGCCCCTTGTAAAACAGAAAGCTCTTGCTTGATTCTTTCTGTATAACGAGCGTGTTGGTCTTTAGGTACAACATTAGCTATTTTGTCTCTCCAACCATTACGACATAATTGCCTTAAATACTCGTCTGGATTTTGTCCATTAGGACATTTAAAAGGAGGAAGAAGTGGTTTATGTAATATTTCATACTCTTCACACATACTATCTATTAATTGTGTATTTTCTATTTCTTCTTCAGTATGTAACTCTGCCATTTCTTCGGGAGAAAGGATATAATATTTATCTGATTTAAAAAAACAACTAAAAGGAACGTCTTGTCCATCTAGCATTTTTTTATTTATATCTGTTAAGGTTGTTTTAATATTATTGCATAATAGTATTCTTTGGTCTGTTGCATCCTCTTGTTCTGAATAATGAGCATCAGGAGTGCATATAACTTTAGTATTTGTAATAGATGCAATTTTTCTAATTGTTTCTGTCAATTCTAACTGTTTCGGCATATATTCCTGATCCATCAATTGTGTTTCAAGAAAAAAGTTATCCTTGCCAAATATGTCTTTCATTTGATCTACAAAACTTAAACAAAGTTTTTGATAATTGTCAGGGTTGTTCTCTATAAGATCGGGTATATAAGAACCCATATGTCCACAAAAAGCAATTAAGTTTTTACCTTTAACGACCTCTTGTAATTTATCTACAGATAATCTAGGTTTGCGATAATAATTATTTGGATTATTAGATTCAGAAACTATTCTAATTAAATTTTTCCATCCTTCTAAGTTTTTAGCAAGCACCAAGAAATGTGTAAGTTTACTATTTTCTGGAGTCTTAATATTAGAATCATCAAAAGATAAATATAGCTCACAACCTAGAATAGGCTTTATTCCATTAGATTTAAGAGTCTGATGTATTTGTACAGCACCGGATATGGAGCCATGATCAGTAATAGCACAACTTTTAACACCAATCTTTTTACATCGTCTTGCTATTTGTTTAGGCTTAGACAAACCATCCAACAAAGAGTAGTGGCTGTGAACATGTAAAGGTATATAGTTTTTCATTCAATACTTCCTGGGGCTTTGTAATGACCTACATTATACCCTGGTACTGTGTATTCGTCAACTACATTTTCCAAACCTTTTAATTGTATGTCGTGAGCCACTTGTTCACACATTGTCATATTGTATCCTGGATTACAAACCTGTCCATCTCTATACTCTAGTATCGGCAATATATTGGGATTACCTTTAAAAGAATTTTTGCCATAATGACATAGCTTGGTACATTTCCATGTTTTAGAAAGCTTAGGTCTTTTGGTGTTTTTGATATGATAGAACTTTTGTCTCAATAAGTCTTCTGTTTTTTGCAGATCGGACTTATGGAACGTCATGCTAAAAGGACCTCCATCATTAATAAAGTATATTGTAATAATACACGTATCAATATGAGGATATAATTTTTGGACAGCATAAAAGTATATCATCAGCTGAGGATCAACTTCAAGTTTTTCTTGTGTCTTTTCTTCGCCAGTTGCCCAATTTAATCGCCTGCCAGTTTTCCAATCTATAATTTCCAAAGTATTCTCTGCTGGTTGTGTAATTAAGTCAATTGTTCCTTTAATTGATAAATTGCCTTTTAGTTTTTCTCCACTGGGTAGTTCATATTCATACTCTGCCCAAGGTTTATTGATAGTAATATCAAATCTCTGTTCAGGATAAAGTATATTTCTGTTTCTAGGATCAAACATACCATCTGCATATTCTATGGCTTTGTATGTCCATTTTCTACAATCTCTAAAATCTCTATCTGACCAATCATGATGACTAAATCCACCAGTGTAATAATTATAAACCCTTTCTATAATATCATCTAAATCATAATTATATACATTAATAGTACCAAGAATATCATCTTCAAAAGTAGATTCTCCCTTTTGTACAGTATATTTCACAAAGGCTAGTATTTCTAGAGCTTTATGAACTATAGTTCCCTTGTCCGCTTTCTTATTTGAGGGAGATCTATAGCCTAATACATAATCAAATAAATATTGTTGTTCACACATATTGTGTGTGTTATAACTAGAGCTACGAAAGTATGTAATTATTATGATATCACCTCATTAAGTATTTTTTCTATTTGTATTGATTGATTATATATATCTAAGTCATTATTTTCAACAATATAATCAAAGTTATTCCAATCATAGTTATGTTTATCTAATGCTGTTTCACTAACATGAGCAGATTCACAGGTGTTTCTGTCAAGCCTAACAACGACACCATTATTATTTTGAATACATTCTACTTCATTAGGAAATCTGCAATCTGTTATCAAAGACAATTGACTACCATCTCTTTTAATTTTAGAAATAATTGCTGATGTCCAAACATCTGATTTAATAGTTCTAAATATATCTGTGCCAACATATTGCATAACTTCTCTGGCAGTCATTTTAGCATCCGTTTCAGGCCAAAAACAATCTACCAATTCATTCTTGTTTTTATCTGAACCGTAACACTGATCATGAGTCAATCCTAAGATATTCATGCATACATCTTTTTTTAATGGATCTGCAAAGCTATATACTTTTACAAAAGAATCCATTTTTTGACAAAGTTGCTGTAAAATGTAATCATTAGAATTATGTATATGGGAAGGATCAAATGGTCCAGCATAATCCTTGTTTCCAAGGAGATCACTGACTTCAATTAATCCGTAGTCATTGATTTTTACTTTTTTAGCAACGCCGAGGTTTACCATAAAAGTAGAATATATAAAATTAACACAAGTATTTTTACCTGATTGCTTTCTTCCTGAAAAAGCAATAATATTTTTATCAGACATACTCTAGCCTTGGTTTAATAAAGTCCTGTATTTGTTCCACTGTCATTGCAGCAACATCCGGATAGTCAATCTGAATGTCTACTATATTATAGGTTCTTTCACATTTCTTGTGAACATTTTCTGCCGCTTTCTTTCCGGCATCATCGTTATCCATTATTGTGTATATCGTCATAGCACCAGAAGTATCTAAAATCATTTTTTGAATATCAGCTAAAGAAGATCCAAAAATTGCAACAGAATTATGTATACCTGCTTCTTCTAATCTCCATACATTTCCTGGGCTCTCTACTAAAATTACTGATCGGGATTCTTTTATATGTTCTTGAGCAAACCAGTAATTATACAGGTAGTTTTGTGTTTTAAATCCGTAGTTATGTCTCCATTTACAATGAAGATATAAAGACTCTTTATCTGGACATTCATTACCCAAGTGATAGTGATTGCATTTTTCACACTTATCTGTTGTGGCACGGCCAGTACAGCCTATCATATATTGTCTATTATTGTCATATACAGGAACAACGGCCCTGCCTGACATTGGTTTACCTGTTTTTGTACAATCTCCAACATCATATTTTGTTAAAATATTTTTACTAAATCCTCTAGAAACGAAATATTTAGAGGGGATATCTAATGAATTAACAATAGATGCTCTAGATATTTTTTGTGATTCATCAGGTTTGTTGGTGCTAATATATTTTACAGCATTAACAAAAAGACTTTTCTCTTTATCTTTATTATTAATTTTTATATTATTTAACTTGTCACCCAAAAATTGTTCTGCGAAGGTTATGGTTTCTTTGAATGTACATATTTGATCAGTATTGTTGGGCCAATCAAATCTTTTTTTGGATAGACAACCTCTTATAAACCCCAAGATAGATGATTTAAACGTTTCTTCACAACCATGAGTTCTACATTTCCAATTGCCTCTATAAGAATCTCCTGTGTGATATAAATTAAAAGCAGAATCATTATCTCCACCATGTATCGGACAACTACAAATTACCATCTTATCAGAAATTTTATAGTCTTCAACATCTAATATATCTAGTAATTCTTCTATATTATCACAAAGCCTATCTGACATTACCTTTAATTTGGCTTGATCAGGAAAAGTCGATTGTTTGGTTTTCGTTATCATTTATTATAAACCCATCGTTATCAGGAGTACTACCATTAGTTAATTCTAGTCTTGTTTGACCTTCTGTAATTTTTGCACACCAACCTTTCATATTACAGTTGATGTAATCATTGTCGTCCAATCCTCCACCATGACGACTAATAACGGGTAATAACTTTCTATTACCAGCATTTGGTCCGTCTTCTGCTATTTCTTCGTCAGTCTTTCTTTTAAATATTGTAAAATTACTACACAACCATATAATTCTATCAGAACCACTGGCCGTGTCAGTGCTTTCCTTAGTTATACCATCTCTATTTAGCTGTACAAATGCTACCACAGGAATACCATATTTGCAAGCAAAATTATGTAAAGATGTCATCATAAAACCTAGAACTTGATATTCTTTAAGATCTTGCGACATACCCTGACTATCCATCAGCTTAAGATAATCATAAAATATAACACAATCATTTGCTGTACCATCTGGTTTTAGACCTACTTCTTTTACTATCCATCTTCTCATAATCGCTAATTGTTCTTCGAATGGTTTTCCTGCAATGCTTTTATGATATAATGGTATCTTGGATATATTCTTTGCTGAATCTCTAACCTTTTTTCTCATATTTGGAGACTCTGCAAATTTGCCAGATTCAATCTTATTGATTTCTACTTCAGTAGACATAGCCAAAATTCTATGTATATGATCTTCTTTAGTCATTTCTGTGTCCATATTCAGGACAGGTATATTAAGTTCATTTGCTATATAAAAACCCATATTATCTGATAATAAGGTCTTACCTGTTTTAGGTCTTGCTGCTATAACATTAATAGTATTTTTTCTCAAACCACCACCAATAGACTTATCGAAAACAGGAAAGCCAGTAGAAATACCTATTTGGTCTACAGGGTTTGTCTCTAAATAATCAACATAATCTTCTATTGCATCTCCAACTGTACTTGGAGCAGTTTCAGAGTCTGTAAGTTTAGAAGAAAAATCGAATACGGCATCTTCTGCTATACTTAATATAGAAGCTATTGATTCATTACCGCTTACGTCTAAAATTTTATTTTGTGTGTCTTTAAGTTCTGAATGTAGGTTTCTAGCAATTTGTAATTTTTTAATTTTTGCAGCAAACTTTCTTGCGTTATTGCCATCTACAGGAAAATCCTTGATTGCTTTAATGTGCTGCGACTCTTGTTTGGTATTTAATAGATTAGATAGTCCTAGTTCTTGGGCAGTAGAAAATACGGACGCTATGTCTATATGAGAACAAGCTTCTTGTTCAGCTATATGCTTCAGACATTGGAAAAGATATTGATTACTATCTATAGTAAAAGTTTCTTCATCAATTAAATCAGCAATATCCAAGAAAGCTTTGTCGCCGCCTTGCATTATTGAACTCAAAACTGCTCTTTCGGCAGCGGGATCACACAATATCATTAACCAGCTCCTCTAGCGCACCCATTGCACTTGTATCTATTTACACCATCAACAATTAATTGACTACTAACAGATTCTTCTTTACCGCAAACTCGGCATTTTACGTCAACTAGAGTAGCTGTTCGATTTCTAACAACAGGTTGAGAAGATTTAAGTTTTTGGTCAATAGCAACATCATTTTTGTGCATATCTTTTTCTGGCATATCTAAAAACAAATTTTCTTGTAGGCCATAAGGCTGTCTTTTTCTAACATTTGGATTATTAGATTTAGGAGCTTGTACAGAAGGTTTTGACTCCGTAGTTTTTGCAGCTGGTTCAGAGGTTGCTTGTGTATCATCTCCATCTAACGTTTCTATCATCGCATAAAGCAATTGCTTCAATTTATCTGTGTCTACATTACCCATTTTTCACCTTATTCCTTTGTATTGAAATAATAATATCTGATAAGTTTTTTAAAGTATTAGCTATGTATGAAAGTCTATCCATTCTTTGTTTAGCATATCTTTTAATTTTATTCAAAGCATCTGCTCTAGAGTTGTGCTTGATTGCCTGTAGAGATTTTTCTATATATCCATATCCTTTATAATTATTTATTTCATCAGCAATAACTTCTTTTATTTTGTCATCTGACCAATTATATCTAGCAATTTCTCTATTAATGGTTCTTTGCACATGAAACGCAAATTGAGATAGTCTATATGCTATTTCTCCACATTGATCAGGAGTAACTTTTTCTAAAACATCTCTAGACATTGTTAGATACTCATTAAGTTCTTCAGCAGGTAAGCCTTCCGTGATATAGTTAGGCAAGCCCATGCCTTGTTCATACTCATCTAAAATCGTATCCCAATGTTCTAATTCTTCTTTAGTTGTTTTCATTTTAATAACCTATCTCGCCATTCTTCTTCTGATTCTGAATAAGGTAGTTCTACATATTTAATGTCGTTTTTTTCGCACCACTCTTTTTTCTGTTGATCTCTTTTTCTGTGTTTTAAAAAACCTAAAGTATTGTTATGATAAAATTGAACAAATTTGTAATGCTGTTCGCCATGAACCTCTATACAAGTTTTACTCAATGGGAGATAAAAGTCAAGATACAAAGTTTCATTTTTTCTAATTGGTGCTCCGACCTCTTCTAATATCTGCAAAGTGGGAAAGCATTCTTTAATTAATTTTCTAGCTTTGAGATGTAAACCAGATTTATTGAGTCTGCTACCTTTTGCTATATGTCCTTTCAGAGACCATTTTTGTATATTGTCGTCTAAATCACTAATGTTCATTGTATTCCCATAGTTGTTTTTACTTCTTTCCAAAGACTATCATAAACTTTAGGATTCTGTGCAATAAAATCCCTAGCCTTTTCTCCGCCTTGAAATTTAGGAGTATCTTTAACAGTAGAGAACGTGTACCAAGCACCACCTTTGTCTATAAGCCCCAAATCAGTCGCTAAATTAAATAATTCCATTTCCTTATCAACTCCGACACCATATCTAATATAGCTTGTTATTTTGGCTCCAGGAGGCCCTAAAGCGGAACATATAACCTGCCAATCAATAGTTTGTCCAATTTGAGTTTCTTCTTTGCCTACATTCCATGCTTTAAAATATGCAGCCTTTAGCTTGATATCAGTTTGATATGCAATAGCTTGTCCAGATTTTTCTTTCCATTCGCTACTACCATAACCGGGATTACCCATCAAATGAGTAATACCAATAACAATATTTTTATTGACAGGAATAACATTAGCCACTTTTCTGCAAAACTTTGCTAATAATTTAGCACCGTCTGCTCTTTGCATTTTGCTCATATCGGAAGTAATTTCTGATTCAGTACAAAGAGCTGAATACGAATCAATAATAACTACTGATCCAGGAACTTCATTAATAATTCTTTCTCCAATTTGTAGATATTCTTCAGCATGTAATATTTTGCCCGTCTTAGATCCTATAATGTGGAACCTGTCTAGATCCAAGCCCTTTATGCCATTTAAGTCTCGCTTTTTCAATCTACCCTCTATGTTTAGATAGTACACTTCTCTACCATCAGCAAAATCTCCATGTGCATATTGTTTCTGTTGTGCTATTGCCGCAACATACAAAGAAGTTGTAGTTTTACTACATTTTGGTTGCCCTGT